GTGAGCTTGCCGTCCACGATGGAGACCGAAGCCTCCAGCGGGATGTTGGCATCCAGCCACTCGCCACAGGTGACGAGCAGGTGGATCATGGTGCTGGTCACACACGCCACGATGGGCATGGTGAACAGCGCGAACAGGGTGAAGATCACGAAGGACATGGTTAGTCCCTTTCTGCTCCTATTGGAGCATGTTAGAGGGTTCATTCCCTCAGTATGAGACAGGAGAGTTTTATCCCTCCTGCCCCACGGCTCAGGGAAAGAGCCTACTTGACGTAGTGGATCAGAAAGCCTTGCCTCCTGGCCCACAACATCGCCTTCGACCTATCATAGGTCGTGTAGAGGATTCTTTCCCCACACTTGACACTCCAGGTGCGGGAAACTTTATCCTCTTCCACATAATAGTAGAAATTCATATCTACTCCTTATGCAAAGGAATTACTCCTATCTATGGATAGGTACAGTAGCGACGGTTTGAATACCGTCACGGTACTTTAAGCCTGAATTACACAGGCACCTGCATAGCAGGCGTACCGACACCTTTTATTTAACGCCCGTGGTGTCAGGGCGTAGGACTAGTCCTTCCGGACGGCGGTCTACAGGAGCACGATATCGGCAATGTACTCCTCGTCGGTCCAAGACATATTGGGATCGTAAACGAGCCCACAGCCATCATCCTCCCAGAACTCCGCATCGTTCTCCTCACAGAGAACGGTCAGCTGAGCCTTCTTGGCCTGGCTGATATCGGTCATGAACTCGATGTCCTCGAAATCCTCCGTCCAGAAGAGGATCCCATTGAACAAACCGATACGAGTGATCTCGCGCATAACTACCTCCCAGTAGTCCAGTCCCTAGATATATATACAGTCAGGCCGGGACATTACTTGACTGTATTTGGCAATCACACCACACACAGGAGGGAACAACAACGTTCAACCTCTACCATGTAGGTATGGTAACCCACAGCACTAGCATAACGTGCTGTGACGCTCCTGGCTTAATACCTTTGCAGTATAGAGTAGTTGCTAGCTACTCACTGCGGGGCCAGGACCCCTTCGAATCTAGATTCCCCACACCTTGTCAGTGCGGGAGAACCTTCTGTCCTTCAGGCGACCCTCTCTCTGGATCAGGCCCCAACTCTTGTGTTCGGGCGACTCACAGCGGTTGTGAGTCACGACCCAGTAGTTGAAGGATCTGTACCAGACGTCCGCCTTCACCGCCTCCTGGTCCATCACGCACTCCTCACTGAGAGGCGTGTAGATCTGAGACAGATCGATGAGATCGTCAACCTCATCGATCATGCCCAGGAAATCCAGGGCAGTGACAACATCCGGACTGGAGATGTAATGCAACATCACATCCTCCTGGTTAATATGTATCATTCCGCGATACACATTACTCTCATCGCAACACAGCTACACACTATTGTGTATGTATTGCTCCCAGAGAGCACGCTCACAGCGCCACCTGTGAGTGAGGATATACTTATATAGCGCCTTATCCTCAGGACGCTAAAAACTAGTCGATCGGGTAATAGGCGACGAGCGCGAACGGCTCGCACTCATCGTACTCCGCCCATGTAATGCACATCTGCCTCGTTACAGGTCTTCCATTGACCCATTCTTGGCCATGTTCGTCACAATCGACGAAGCCGATAAACCGCCCGACGACGTAAACATCTTCGCCCACGCCATCGATACGATCAACCGAGAGAACCTTTTCTCTGTCAACACAGAGAAACATGGTTTCCTCCTAGTCTAGGGTTATTCCTATCTATGGATAGGCACAGTAGGGAAACCTCTTACTAATAGACTATTACATAGGAGCAATAGTCCATTAGTAAGGGGTACTAGCACCGATTAAAGTGCTAGTCGACCCTTGTTTTTTTGGACACAAATCTGCCTCTACCTAGCATTGAGGCAGTAGTGTCCAGTGTCCAGAGACTAACCCGAGACCTGATCCCGCACGTTGTCGTAGACGTGGTCACGCCACGCCTCGGCGGACCGCATCCAGAACCCCCGATCGGTCTCGTTCTTGGCATGACGAACGTGCGCGAGCGCTTTCATCATGTGGGAGAGGGAGTGCTTATCCGTGCAGGACATCACCATGTAAACGGGGTTAGCATTGAGGACCCCGATGCACTCCATTTCGTGGTTGGCCACCTTGCGACAGTGGTCGGCCATTCCACGCTGACCCTCGTTGGCGTACTTGAGATACTTTTCAGTATACTCAGTAGCCATCTCGACATGGCATTCGAGCCAGAAACTGTTGTGCTTGCTGCGCATGGTATTACCTTTCTTCTACCTGTCTACTACCTAGCTAGGATAGTAATAGAAGAAGGTAGCTCATAGCAGCGTTATTGCTACTATGTGTACAGCACTCAGCATTACCCAGGCGCACCACGTGGAGGTGGCTGTACGCACGCCCATGTCCTCTACTGCTACCACACAGTAGAGGAGAGAAGATTACTGAATCGCAGTCAGACGATCGAAGATAGTCCAGCTACCACCACAGTCACCTACTAAGGACACAGCCTTAGTAGCCTGCGTGTGTGAGCCGGGTCGCCACTCTCCTGAGACAACAGCATCGCCTGCCTTCATGGCATTAGTGCGAATACGCTGCATCATCAGACGATCAGCAACACTCTTCGTCGCCTTATGCTCCCTCAATATCCAAAGGATATCGTTGAACATCAGGCATCTCCCGGTTAGAAGGGGTGGGCTCGAAACACCATGTCTCTAACTCACTTACCTCCTTATATACCTCATGATCTACAGTTTTTATATTTTTACACCTATAAAGAGACCTCATGATCTACAGATTATTATTTTTCAGTACACCTTTCCCCATCTCAATTTCTATATATTTTTCACCACATTTTTCCCTATATATAGTTGTCTTATGTCACATGGAAGGTTATAATTAAGGTGATTGGAAGTCACATGAACAAGCCAAAATATTTTCCTACTGAGTTAGAGATTCTTGGTTATACGTGGAAAGTTCTTTATATCGAGGGGACCAGTTTAAACAAGGATGATCCAGATGAAGAGGTTGACGGGTATATGGATATTACTCGTGGGGAGATTTCTATTAATCTTTTAGCAGGGAATAGAGACAGGATCCGGGAGATACTTTTCCATGAGATCTTGGAAGCTATTCATTGTTTATTAGATATGGAATTAGAACATAGAGATTTAAGTAATCTTTCAGTCGGTCTCCATCAAGTATTCAGAGATAATGATTTTTTGAAAGGACTGTAATGAACAGATTGGTCCCTCTTGCGGCACTTTTTCTTCTTCTCTTCCTCAGTTGTTTAACAGAAGATCCTAATGCAGGATCAGACACAGATTGGGTCATGATTTCCGCAGGGCTTGCTCATACCTGTGGTTTACATGAAGATGGCACTATTGAGTGCTGGGGCTGCTCAGATACATATGACTTTGGGCAATGTGAGGTTCCAGATGATGAGTTCAAGTTAGTCGACGCGGGAGACTTCCATACATGTGCATTAACTGTAGAAGGTTATGCAGTATGTTGGGGATGTACTGGAATATTCTTTGGAGAAGATGTCAATAAAGGCCAATGTAATCCTCCTGGCTATATCAAGTACGACATGATCAACACAGGAATGTGGACCACAGTAGGTCTTAACCAAGATGGAGATCTAGAAGAATATGGGACGTGTTGGTCGGTAGAATGATCTTTTATCTGCGCCGATGAGATCTCTTATTGTGCTGATGCTTCTTGCCTTTGTGATTGTGGTGATGGTGATGTACCACAGGTGGCCTCCGGTGTGACTTTTGCCCGTGATGTTTCACGTGATGCTTGTGATGATGTACATGATGTACAACAGGTTCATAACGAGTCACATATCTTACCTGCACAAAACAGCCAGGAAGCAAAAAGAGAAAAGATAAGAGAGACAAGAGGATAATTAATTTCTTCATAACGTGTTAGACGATCTGCTAGAGGTGGATCTTCATATAAGAATAGAACGTGTACTATATTAACACCTATACACACTATAGGTACGTACTTTGCTACAGAAAGGATACTATGACAGAACCTAAAGGAGTAACACCTGATGAAATGATTCAGGTATTGAATGAAGCAATTGATTTAGATGAAGAAGCCATCAGGAAATTGTTCCAATATCGAGTTGAGTGTAATGAGGAATTGGCAGATCATCCGGTAATCCAGGTACGAGATGAGGGAGAAGGTGTCTTTAGTATATCTCTATTAGGGATCCTGAATGGATTATTTGGAACAATTGGAGAAGGAGAGAGAGAAAAATGGGGATGGATTACGATGGAATGTGATTATTTTGAGGATACAGGAGAACTGGGGAAGATTAGACGGTTTGTTCGGACGGAGGTTAAGTGATGTTAGTAGAGTCTAGAGTAGAAGCAGATGTATATGAAGCTAGTAGGACAGATGATATCTATATTCGTCTGGTAGATAGGAGTGGTTGGGAGATGGATCCTAGAGAGGCCAAGAAAGGGTTCGTGATGAAGATCACTCAAGAGTTGTTCAGTAGTTTAATGCAAGAAGTAGCAGAGGGTGAAGAGTTCCCACAGGTGCGCCTGACCAGTAATTCCACTATTGAAAGGATTGATACTAATGAGTGAAACAAATTGGAAGACACTGGACCTGGGGAAAGATACCCTATTGGTGATTGTATTTGAAGAGGATGTAGATCCACTGATGTGGGGCAAGGTCTGTGATGATACCTGCAAGCAGGTAGAAGATGTTTTGCCAGATCAGCCTTTTATGATTGTCCATAACAACGTAGATGTATATTCCATGGACAAAGAAATGCTTTTGAAGATGAGAGAAATGATTAATGGTGTTTTAGAGGAGATGGGGGAAGATGAGTAAGGAAGTTATCTTTTCTGCCAGAAAGAAAGACTTTGATATTGAGTATTTCACGGGTCGAGGTCCTGGTGGACAGAAGAGAAACAAGAAGGCTTTATGTTGCCGGATGACACATAGAGAGACAGGTGTCACAGCTGTTTCTACTCGACATAAGTCTAGAGAGCAGAATAAGAAAGAAGCCTTTCTGACCTTAGTAGATCGTCTCATGGCCCATCTGGATCTAAAAACGACCGATAATCGACCGATTTCACAAACGAATCAACAGATTGTACGGACTTATCATGCTATTCGAGGTACAGCCAAGGACCACAGGACCAAGATCGTTTGTCCTTATAATGCCACATTAGATGGAGAATTAGATCCTTTTGTCGATGCTATGAAGGAACAAGACTATGCGTGATATACAACTAAGTCCTCACTTTAAATTGAGTGAGTTCTGTGATACCTGGATGAAAGACTATCGAGATAAGAATTTTCATTATGGGAAGATGCATCCTTATTTAGACGATATGCAACTTCTTTGTGACGGTATCTTAGAACCACTACGCAAATATTTCATGGTTCCCGTTATGATTTATAGCGGATTTAGATATTCTATTACAAATGCTGATAATCAATGGGATGGTTTAGACTACGCTGTCCGCACAGTACGACAGCGGAAGAACTATGATGGTCGGTCTCCCCACACAAGAGGACAAGCCGCCGATATTTATGTACCTGGTATTGCTTTCCAAGATGTATGGTTATGGTTTATAAACAAGTGTCCTAATGCTTTTGGACAAGTACGACATGAGGTCAGCGGAAGATTTTCATGGATCCATGTTAGCCTTCCTTGTAGAAGTATTGACTCACTAGGAGGTGCTTTGCTATATGGCCAAGTCCAAGAACCTTACCAAGACTCCGCAGGTAGATGGTACTACAAACAAACAGTCCACATCGACTGGAACGATCAATCAGACTGGGAAACACGAGCCAGACGAGTTATTGCTGGAACTAGCTGATTTGTGTTCAGATATGATCAATATCAGTACCAATCTTATGAACAAAACAGCTGTAGGGATGTATCATACGTTCATCTATGATACGACTATTGGTGCTGACTGCAACTATGCCCAGAAGACTCATAAGTTATGGACAACACAGCAGAAAGATGGCATTGTTAAACAGATCACATCTATTCGGGATAGGCTAGATGGTTGGTTAAAGAGGATTGCTGATGAATAATAGAGAACGAGAAATCCTTCGTAAGATTGCCAACGAAGAAGTTGAGACTGAGGAAGAAGACAATAGCACAGCTTTGGTTGAAGTCGAGGATCGTTTTCTGTCAGGGCAAGAAAAACAAAGTTTTTTCAAGTTCTTAAAACTTCCCGCAGAACGTGTCAACAACATGCAACTCACCAAGAAGCAAGCCAAAAGGCTAATCGCTCATGTTTCTTCATTACGCACAGGGACACACGCGACAGTGCCATTGATTTGTACCGGAGTACAATGTCCATTCGTAGAAACTTGTCCTTTTACCGAGTATAATAAAAGTGGTGAGATAAGCACTCAGGATTCTGTGTGGCCTGTACTCTCACAATGTCCAGTAGAGTCTAATGTCCTGGCTCGAAAAATCATGGATATGGTTGAAGAATATCGAATTGATCCAGAGGATATTACTGATATTGCTATCGTTACTAAATTAGCCGAACTAGATGTTATGGATCATAGACTGAACCTTGTATTAGCCAAAGAATCGGCCCAGCGCCTTGTTATAGAAGAGACATCTCATATTGATGAGAATGGCAATGTCCACACAACACTGAGAGAACACCCAGCATTTGCAATGAAAGAAAAGGTCCACCGGCAACGTAAAGATCTCCTTAGGGAAATGGTTGCGACCCGTAGAGAAAAGGCTAAAATTATTGGTAATAGTGAAGAAGTTATGGATGCTGTCAAAGAAACTACGCGACTCGCTTCCAAAGTCCGTCAGCTATTAGATGCTGAAGAGGCTGATGTAATTGACATTACAGAAGCGGAGGATTATGACGGTGAATAATTGTGGCCAATCGACCTATATGGGCCAAAGAGATTGAATCACAGGCTGTTGAAGAGGCTGATTATCCATTCTCTAATAATCCTTTATTCGCCACAGCTGCCGCCAAGGCATCCCGCCGCCAGATAAGAAAACCCTCTACTCCACTACCGGAACTATTCCCCTGGGAAAATGCTGCTTGGGCAGACATTGAGACCACGGGATTAGCAGACAATGCAGTTATTACTGAGATATCTCTGTTTGATCCTAAAGGTCCTAAAGGTCCCACTTATCACACCTGGGTAGTTGATCCGGGATTTATCGACAAGACGGGCAAGTACAGGACTATGTCTCGCAATGCATTTGCTAGACGTGTTGAACAAGCACACAAAGGCAACTATAGAGGCATCTTGGATATTGGATCCTGGTTCACCAAAAGAGCAGTAGGTAAAGATGCTATCTATAATGAGTTCCTAGATGCCACTACCAACAGGACCGAACTTGACGCATATGCTAAAAGAGCCCAGCAACTAACGGCTGCTCAAACTCCTGGTTCATATCATAACTATAAACGGACTAGCTTCCTGGACGCAATGGATGAATTTGTTCATATTTTGGAGTCCAAAGGTGGCTCTGAAAGAGCACTAGTCTTACACAATGTTCCATTTGATATGAAGCAAATTGGGAAGACTTTACAAGCCGTCACCAAAACTGGTGTTGCGAATGATGTATCACGTGCAGAACAGATCATGGAAAGACTTCATGGTCTGTCGGAAACAGCACCTGCTAAGGCCAGATACCGTGGAATCTTATTTGAAAGCGGCAAACGTCTTCTACAAGCTAAGATGTCATGGATACGTGGCGGAGATGGTTGGCGTGTCCTAAGAGCCTTTGGATCTTCTGAGGCCCCAAGTCGTTATGCAATCCGGGATACACTAACCCTGGCTCGTACATTATTCAGTATGGTCTATGGAAAGCAACCTATTGGTATTGCGTCTATGGACGTCCTTAATAAAGCTATGGATATGGCTGGTAATGCAGCACCTCAGGCTGATGAAGCTATTCGCTCTTTTTCTCACCGTGCTGCTATTGATGTGGGCAATGAGCGTAAAGTAGGCACCTATCTGTGGAGCATTGCTAGTGACTTAAGTGCTGGTAAGCAACTCGCTAAGGATAAGATGAAATTCTTAGGCATTTTAGGTGATGTCGAATCAGTTATGGCTACGGAAGCTTATGCCAAGAACTTAATGGAGGGTAGAATTTACTACGCCACAGAGGGTAGAGAAAGTCTCCGTCCACGAGCTAAAGCTGGTGCCGACACATTTGGTATTGAGATTGAACGTTCTGGTTTTGTCCAGAAGATGAAAGCTGGCCAAGAGATTTTCAAAGCAGAAGTTCCATATACTCGGCGTGTCACTCCAGAGAACTGGGAACAGTTTCAAGAAGCTGTGAGACAGTTCTCTGAACGCAGACAATATAATATCGACTATAGCAAGATAGAGAAGTATGTAGCAGGCCTATCTGATGATGAAGTACGAATGATGTTTCACGACGAGCGACTAGCAGAGCGTATCCTCGGCAAAGAAACCGTGGAGCGTATTTGGGCTGAAGCTGGGACTAAAGGCACACCACTCAGGCTTACTTCAAAAGCTGGTGCTAAAGATGTACAAAAAGCACTACAGTCCATCATGCCTAAGAATCTTCGTACAGGTAATGCCATTGCTGCATTCGGATTAGCTGCTGTTGGTGTGTCTCTGTTGGTTGCCACATCTAAACGCAAAGGATTAGATAACGATAGTCAGCGAGACATTGACGGTTTTCCTGAAGAGGGTTTGTCTCCTGAATTGAGAGCCTTGTCTACTGAATTTGGTTCGGGTTGGCAAGGTATTCTTAGTGCAATTCTCCCACCAAGCCTAATGATGCATTCTTCCTGGTCGATTGGTGATCGTATCGATCGTTTTAACCGTACTGTTTGGCAGGAACCAGGTCGTAGAGCAGCGATGGAAGCTGATATTGAGCGCCGTCAAAAGAAAGCACAAAAGGATCTGGGCTCATTAAGCACAGCCGATGCTATCCGAGTACAAGACCTGTCTGCCTTTGAAGGTATTAACCCAAACTTTAGTGATGATCTTTATGCGCTTAAGATCAATCCTAATAAATATATCTATGAGTTTGATGATGCTGACACCCTGATTCTTCAGAAAAGAGGATGGCACGGGCAAGCTACAGGCAAAAAGATCTCCATCCGATTAGCTGGTCTAGACGCACCAGAGGTAGGAGGTCACAAAGGTGACCCTCTGCGGCCTGTTCGTATTCAACAGGACCAACCCTGGGGTAGACAATCTTCCGAAGCATTCCGGAGAATCCTAGAAGCACAAGATACATTAACTGTTGTGTTTAATCCTAATCAGAAGACATATGGCAGACATATTGGTGTTCTGTATGGCGATCAAATGCAGAACATCAACATGCAGCTTGTCAAGCAAGGGCTCGCCGCATTCCTTCCTTACGGAGAAGCTGGTTCCTCGGTAATCGATCGTCCTCAGTTCAAGATAGCAGAACAACAGTCTGTAGCCGCCCGCAGGGGTATGTGGAAAGAACCTTTCTGGCAAACCTACAAACAAGCTGCCGAGGCGACAGGTATGTCTATTACCTTCAACACATTGACCAGAATGGACAAGCTTGTAAAAGATCAACACCTCACTGAACTAATGACCACAATGTGGCATACACAATACCAAGGTTATGTCACCCAAGATGATCTTGTTGAAGCTGGTGCTGTCGGAAATAGACTACGTTATACATATGGGCGGTTCGGTTCCTACAATAAACGCAGGTTCTGGAAACAAACCGAGACCAGTCGCATTGCAGGCCAACCAGGACCATACAATACTGTGGTAGGTATGCAAGGTCGAGGTACGTCCAAACAGAACCGTCAGTATTATGGTTGGGGTAGCCCGTTCAAACTAGGAATCTCCGAAGCTGCTGAAGTAGCTCTTAAGAATGAATATAGAGCTGTTAAAATCCGCAAGGCAATGGCCGCTGAGATCCTAGCTGACTCTATTCCTATGGAAACCAAATGGGCGGCTAAAGCAATCGAACCTGCTTCACATCCTACTGGTATTTCTGAACAACTCAGAAATGCTGGAGACACCAGAGCTGCATTGGTCAATATAGCTGTGGGGCAACGTGTCACTCCAGAAGGCTATAGAGCTATGGTGAAAGAGGGTCTGATTCGGGGCCGTCAAGATCTAGAACAAATAGCTCAGATTATTGACCAGCCACCCGCTAATTTACCCTATGCTGATGTTATCGATATGACAACAAAGTCTCCTCTACACGAACGTATGAAACGAGGAGAGTATCTGTCTATGTGGCAGGACATGATGCAAAACGATCCTGCAAGCACCAAGGTCCTTCTAGGTATCACCAAAAGACATGATAACGAGGTATGGAAACGCATCTCTCAGATGAATGATGATAGTGAGTGGCAACATATCTTTAAGATGAAAGATGATGAAGTACTAGCTTATATGAATCGTGGTGATAGAGGAGATACTTTAGCCAAGGCAACCAATGATGCTATCCATATTTCCAAAGCTCAGCCACATACAGGTGGTTCCCCGACTGTTTCGATAACCCCTCCTAGATCGGGTATGGCTGATACAGATTTAGTGGCAACTCACCGCAAGAAGATGGAGTTCTCTACAAAAGCTAATAGAGTTAAGCGCCACCAACGTATGGCGCCAGGAAATGAAGAAGCTGATAGACTAGCAAACAAGGACTATGCTACCTGGCGTAGTTCTAATCGAGGTTGATGTAAATGTATGGACAAGACCCAAGACTAGAGGGGATGAGCTTTCTAGAGAAGCGCTCCTATCGGCAGATGCAGCTTATTGGTATGCCTGCTGGATCAGAAGCATGGAGAAGCGCCTATAGAAAGACAGGTTCTATTGGCAGCGCCGCTGTTGCTAGTGTCCCTGCAGCACTCGGTGAAATGGCATCTCCATTTACACGCGGTGTGTTGGAGATGGCTGGCGGTGATGTCATATATGGCAAGAGTAACTTCGCTGCTCATTGGATGGGTTTTGGTTTTGAAAAGACAGGCTCTCTATCTCAAATAGCCCAAGGTCAGTCACCGTTTGCATGGGAAGGTCACATGCTCACAGATAAAGGTGCAGAATGGGCAGGTACAAAGACTGGAGCAACGACAGCTAGGATCTTCGGGAAAACCGCTGGAAAATATATCTCTCGTGGTGTCCCATTGGCTATGTATGCCCTTGGTCCCTATTTTGCCATTAAATCTGGTATAGAAGGTTTTCATAAAGGTGGTCTTGTTGGGGCAGCAGGAGGAGTGGCGAAAGAGTCTCTGTTCTTCGCCGGTTTCCATCTGGCCAGCAGAGTAATGGGTCCAGGATTAATTCCTGTAATGGCCCATGCAGCTGGTTATGCCCATATGGCGGGTAAATTTAAGGCAGATATTGCAGCCAGTCCCAGACATATACCCGTTGATATCACCGGCAATATGGCCGCATTCCAAACAGGTAAGGCACAGACTATGAGACAAAGATCTTTACAGGCTATCCAAAGGCACCACATGAATGCTCGGAGTGCACTTGGTAACGAAGCGAACTACATGCATGTGTCTTCACTACGTATGATGTAATGAAAGTTTACGAACGAAAACGTAAGAAGACCAAGTCAAAAAAGCGCCGGAAGGCAAAGAGTACTACAAGTCAGAGTAAGATGGAACGTCTTCGTCACTCGAAGGCTTGGGCTAGGTGGAGAGCAGCAGTCTACCGTAGAGATGATTATACTTGCCAACTATGCCACGCGACAAAAGTATATATTGAACCACACCATATATTGATGAAGGCCAAGTACCCGGAATTGGTATTCAATATAGATAATGGTGTAACATTGTGTTGGAAATGCCATCGTTATGAAACAGACTTACATAACGGTAATCAACAAATGATCAAAAAGCTGCAACGTGTTGTGGCTCAAAACAAAAAGAAACACCCAGAGGTTTATGTTAGAAGATCTACCACTATCCCTCGTAGAAAACGAATACGGCGTTAAGCATATTGACTATTGGGCTCCTCCTGATCCCAAAGTAGTGCGTCATTATGTAAAAGAGTACAACCTTAATACGCATACCAAGCGAGGCCAAAAAGTACATAACGCTTGTCTGAATTGTCAGATCAATCAGATTGAGAAATACAAAGACTCCAACGAGTATGCTGTCCGCACTCCTAAGGCCCCAATGCGACAAGAGCCTACTGTAAAAGGCAAAAAGGTAGCTACTCTTAGAGCTGGGCAGATCGTCTCTATATTACAGAGAAAAGGAAACTGGTGCCGAATCAATACAGCGACTATCCGTGGTGTTTGTCTAGAGCATCAAGAAAAGCATCCTGTTGTCTATTCTGATGACAGAGCAATGATGGAACAAGCCCACTGTCTCAAGTGTGATAGTCGGTTACGCATTATTTCTGAACGCAAAGAGGGCTGGGTCGAGTGGGAACACCTTACGTTCTTTAAGTGTCCCTGTAAGTTTATCCCGTCTAAGTATGAACTCCCTGCCAAGATTAAGAAGACCTCTACACCAGAAGAACAAGATAAGCTGTTAACCTATCTAGATCCAGTCAAGTGGGTTCGTGAATGGACTGGTTTAGACCCACGTGATAATCAAAAACTCAATTTGATGTGTACCTCCAAGAACATAGTTCTGCGAGAGGGACGTCGAGCTGGTAAAACTTGGGGCGAGTGTATGAGCATCTTACACTATTGCCTCACTACAGAGATTCATACGGGTAAAGACGCCGAGGGGAATGATGTTTATCGAGGGCCACAAGTCCTGGTCGCTACACCATTCTTATCGCAGATTGAACTCATTTTTGGCATCGTTGATACAATGGTCTCCCGAAATAAAGCCATTCGGGTTATCAGGAGAGTCAAGACCCCATTCCACTCTATTGAATTCAGTAATGGTTCTAAGATTCAAGGGTTCACCACCGGGACTAACTCCAAACAAGAGGCTGGGACTGTTCTGGGTCAAGCAGCAGATGTCATCCTATTAGATGAGGTTGACAGGATGGATACAGCAGATATTACACGTGCTATCCGTCCTATTCAGATCACTAGCCCTAATGTTCGTCTAATGGTGTCCAGTACACCTACTGGTAAGAGAGAGTGGTTCTATAATCGCTCGATGGCTGATGCTCGGTTCAAAGAGTTCTTCTTCCCGTCCACTATTCTGCCCCACTGGGAAGAGGTTAAAGAAGAAGCAGAAGCAGACGGCACCCACGAACACTTCCTTACTGAGTATATGGCTTTGTTCATTGCTCAGATTGCTGGTGTCTATCAACCTGCATATATTGCCGCAGCGGAAACAGCATATACTTATAATCAAAGAGAACCTTATATCGGTCCTGATGGTATACAGATACCAATTCACCAACGAAATTCTACTTGGTACTATACGATGGGTGTAGACTGGAACACCAATGCAGGTACTGAAATCATTGTTGTAGGTATGGACAGGACAACCATGCACTGTTGGGCCGTTGATGCTTTAAATGTACCCAAACAAGACTGGCAACAAACTAAAGCAGTCGACGCAATTGTCAAGATGAATGCTAAGTGGACACCAGACTTCGTATATGTTGACCGTGGCTATGGAGCATGTGTAGGGCCAGAGACCATTATCCAAACGCTAGACGGCTGCAAGACGATCAAAGACATTGTCCCAGGGGATCTTGTCTTGACTAAGTCAGGCCACTACAAGCCTGTGTTGGATAAATGTGTTGCAGCTCCAAAAACAGCATATAGGATACGTCCTTCAAAATGTCTGGAAACAATTATCAGTGAGGAACACCCGTTTTTAACCTATCGCACCATAAATAGATTCCACGATTCATCATTTGATGAAGAGGAGTTAAGCTGGCGTAGCTGTAAAGAGATTGATCCCGAACTAGATTTTGTTGCAATCCCAAAAACACACAGAACATCAGAAACAAAACCATCCATAATTGATCTAACTGAATGGATTGATATGGAAGGTATTAGCTATGATGATAATCATATGTGGTGTGATCATGGTTTCTCACCAAACAATCCTCTATCAGCAAAGAAACTAGCTATAGAATGTGATTGTGGAGAGGCTACTATCCGACGAGCACGTAAAACTTTAAAAAACGGTGTTACTCCCACACAACCCAAACAGAAAGAGATTGCTTCCTATTTAACAGATAAGTATGGCCTGGATTGGGTCCACATTCAGCAAGTAAGATTCAATCGATACCTGGATGTTGCCTCACATGAGTTTCTCTTGTTTTTAGGGTGGTACTTATCTGAGGGGTCTGTAGATCCTCGTTTTGTTGAGTTATCACAATGTGATCATCATAATCAAAAAGAATTTGATGACTTGATTGATGCCGCAATGACACTGTTCCCTGTAGTAACAGTTGAACATCGACGTGGTGGAAACGCTCAGTCTTCTCGGCGTGTTACTGTCACAGGCCGTATAGTCTCACACATTATGAAACTCTTTGGCGGTAAATATGCTCGTAACAAGCGTATCCATCCCCATTTGTTAGATTTTGATTTAACATCATTGATGCAAGGGCTTTTATATGGTGACGGTCACATCCATCAAGATCAACCCTATGTTGAGCTAGCCCTTACAAGCTATTCTCTGATCATGCAGGTCAGACAATATTTTATAGACAGAGGCATACTGCCCAGTCTATACCTTGCCCCCTCTAAGAAAGACAACCACCATGATCAATTAAAAATCAATCTAGGTGGGAATACACAAGATATCAATCAAGTATCTAAAATCATTGGTATCGATCTATATAATCCGGATCGTATTGACCGCAGAAAATGGGTCGATACTCCAAACTATATCTTGGTCCCAATCGCTAGCTTCGAGAAAATTGGCGAGACACACGGACTCCTTGATCTAGAAATTCAAGAAGACAAATCGTTCTGTGGTAATGGGTTCTTACTCCATAATACACAGATCGAAATCATGCAACGCATGGCGTTAGAAGCGTCACAGACCAATCCTGAACTACCTATTGCCAAACTAGTTAAAACTCTGTATTCCTATGACTTTGGTGGTAAGCAAGAATACAGAGACCCAATGACCGGAGAGATGAAGAAGACGGATGCCAAGGCTTTCTTGGTAGAGAACTCGGTGCGTCGGTTTGAAGAAGCACGTATTCACTTTCCGGCTAAGGATCCTTTCCTAACTAAACAGCTATTAAACTATATCGTAGCCGGTGTCTCTCCTTCTGGAGTTCCAAGATATGGAATGAATAGTATCTCTGTCGGTGACCATAGATTAGATGCTTTAAATCTTGCACTGATCCCCTATAGACTACATATGTCAGCCTTTGCCCCAGAAGGTGAAGTGGCTACTTCAGTAGGATTCACTGGTTTTGGTTCTAGTATGATCCGCCAAACTGTTCAAAAAGGTGATGTCACCTATGAAGAATATATGGCTAATGTCCCTAGAGATCAACATGGTGCACCAGCAATGGGTATGATTGCTCTAAGGGCTCAATATGAACCAGGTTATGTAGCTGAAAAAATGGCAGAAAGGTATAATGAACAAAACTACTCCCGTACCTCTAAACTAGATCAGCACCCTAAACATAACGAACCACCTGAATATAGATACGGTTGGAGTAGTGATACTGAGAATCAAGAGAAGCGAAAGTTCGCTAGTTCCAAAATGGTCCGAAGATCACATAGCAAACCGCAGAGGAGAACATTCTGATGGCCACAATCCAGCAAACACTTGCCGAACAAGGATATGTAGGTCTTAAACGACTCATGGATGCCCATCGTCAATTGTCTGCTGCCAAAGACGCTATCATAGCGCAGAGATGGAAACATGGAAGTTTGGCTACCGATCTTAGCAGTCTTGCTAGTGGTGTTCCAGAAGTTACACCTATGCCATCAGCTGGTCCTGGTATGCCTATTCTTCAAAATGCACTACCTGAAGTCAGTGGACAAGAAGCACTCAGACTGAGAAACGTTCGCCGTCAGAGAGCGGCTCCTGTAGAGATTGAAGGGGGCATTCCTCTACCCGAAATGCCAGCCTATAAACCGCCAATTTTTCTGCCTGGAGAACCCGCAGCAGCACGTGTTAGAACCCAAGCCCCAGTTGGAACTGGCCCTTCCCTTCCATCTAACACAGCTACTAACACAGCTACTAACACAGCTGACGCTTTCTCTATGTTCGCCAGGAGAGCAGCAATGGGGGCTGCTATCGGTGGTGGAACTCAAGCTGCTTGGGGATTAGGTCCTGGAGACTTTAGTGCTGGACATATCGTTGGCGGTGCAGCTGGTGGTGCAGTTTTGGGTATGGCTGGTGGTTATGGTGCTAGTAGAGCAAGAAGCGCTGGATATATGTCAGGGATATCCAACAAATCCGGATTTTTTCGTATGGGAGGCAAACGGATGCCAGGGATGCAATTGGGAGGATCAATAGGTCCTACGGGTCTCACATATTCTAGAAGAAATCTTGCTAAGGGAGGCAAGTTCGCTCCAGGCGGTGGAATGGGATCTGTAAGTTGGGGTCGAGCTGGTCTATATACTGGAGCCACTATGGGTAGTTTTGCTGGAGCCTGGGCTGGTGGGAATATGTTCGGAAACAGCAGACGTAGAAAATCGATGGGCACATTGTCCCACTATGGCGAACTGTTTTAATATAATATAATTGCAGAGCAACATCAGATTAGTCGAACAACCGTATCTAAGCTATTAAAATCTAATGATATACAAATTCGGTCTAGATATGAAACACGTCGGTTAACAGGTCGTTAAATCATTATGGAGAGATGTTTTAATGGGACTAGAATTCTATAACTCTAATCGCATCATGATTATCGATGGTGAAGGTCAAGTAATCACAAGTCATGATGGAGTGTCTGGTGAATCGGTAGAGATGCTGGTCTACTTACGTAATGATACGACACAAAGATATTATACCAATATCCAAGTTTGGCCCTATGATACTGAGACTCCAGATGATACACTAGGTATCTATGGTACTGGTTGGGGTGTAAAGTTATCTGCTGGTGCCAGACAACCTACTCCTGCTGAGTGGGATAATATATTAGCTGGAGATACTATTAATATGCCGAACATTGGCTCATCGGAAAGAGCCAATACCACAGATTACTATCCATTCTGGGTTAAAACAACATCACCAGGAAATCTACCTGCCCAGACCAAGGAGTCTATCCAACTACGTTATCGTTCTGTATCCCATGTGATTGGTTCATAATGCCACGAGATAAAACTGACGCATACCAAGAAATTGTTGATGAGCTGCGCTCTCTTCGCCCACTTGAGGAGATTCAGGAAGAGATTATTCAAAAAGCTCTCCCTGATGCGTCTCCTGAACAGTTAGAAGAGATTATGCAAGAGGCGGGTAAAGCTCGCCAAAAGATAGCCGACCTCCTGACAAGTGTCACTAATCCTAGTACTGGTCAAGTAGACCAGACTATGCTTCCTCCAAACGATCCCCGACTTAAAGGTTTTCCCCCTGGATCTAAACGGAGACATGTTACTGAGTTTGATCCAGATGAACTCAAGCAGCTTGTTAAAGATACTATCAGTGATGGTGTCAGAACTGAAAAAGCTTTGCGAGATGTCAAAGACCAACTTGACCGCCGTTTAGAAGCTGTCAAGGATCAACTCGATGTAGAAGGCACAGGGAACAATGGTCCCGGTGGGAATGTTGCCTTACGGCAGGCTATTAGAAAGATCTTTGGTCAGAACAGCACCAAGGTCACATATGATATGTATAAGCAAGCCTTAGCACTACGAGATCGTTTCAATAAAGAAGATATGGATAGCGCACTAGCAGACAACCCCTTCGGAGGAGGTAAGAACATTGTTTCAGTCGGACGAGAGCGGGCGGCAAAATAAGCAGCGTGAAGAAGACTATGAAAAGATGTTCGCTAAGATTGGGCGGGAGTTTATCCATATTGATGACTTTAATGCTTGGTTAGCTATCCTGAGATTATCTTTGGCACCTCTAGGTGTCATTATCCCACCTATTACCAACGCACGAGCTATTAGCAGAGCCAATGAATATAAGAAGAACATTGAACAAGGCAAAGACAGCAAATACGAAGACCTCGTTGATATGGAAGAGTCCGGTGAATAACACATGGCTAGTGTAATAGAACAAGCTGCTGCTGATTCTGATGTCAAGCTGATCACTTTAGATCCTCTCATTGAGACGCATCTACATATGATCATCTCTACATTTGAAGAAGGCAACCGTCAAAAGCGCACCGAAGATGGTGTCTTGTGTTCTATGTATGGAGATATCGGTAAACACGAGTCTAATCTTGGCGCATTCCGTAAAGGCTCAATGATGTACGGTGGTATGGCCGATGAAGAGGTGGATCTAGAAACCGGAGAATGGGTAGATACAGGTGTAAGTATAACTGCTACAGATCCAGCTGGTAGTGATACTACTGTGGCTAGCGGTGTAGTTGGTACTGTTGGCAGCACAGGAAATGCTTTCCTCGACTTTTCGGTTAGTACACCAGATACGAACCCAGACGGTTCTCCAAATATCTTTGCACAATGTTTCCCTTGTAAATTCCGTCTTAACATGATGGCCGAGGGTTTGCCATTACCTGACTGGAGTCTGAACTATCAAAAGTTTATTGATGAGATCAAGAAGTTTATTGAGTATTTGAAGAAACTCATGGATCCTACTAACTTCTATGCTGATCTATGTCAGTTCATTGATATGTTAAGAATAGTATGTCCACAGGATCTAGTGTTGCTTATTGCAATGCTTAACTTCTTACTTACCAAGTACATCACACTATCTCTGAAGTTTGATATTGACTGGTTGGCTTTGGTAGGGATTATTCTGTTGCCTCTACTAACCTTATTAGTAGCGCTATTAGACATGATGATTTCTATTGGTATGAATCCAATGTCTTGTTTGCAGGACCTATTAGAGTTTATGTATTCATTCACTAAAGTTACTGGAGAGAACGCCTCTATTGTCGGGGACGCTAATGTAGACTTCGGTACCTATATAAGAGAGTTTGGTGCTGGTACGGAGGCCGGTCCTAGCTATATTCCCGGCGTATATGGTGATGTTGAAATTCCCATGCGGAATGAGATGTTAGATGAGTCCATGACAGGATTATTAGCTTCTATGAGTTCTATAGAGACCTTGTTGTTGAGCCTAAGTTCTATGCAGATTCGTATACCAGCGTTCTTTAATATGCTCAAAGATATCTTAGAAACCTTAACAGAAATGATGAATGATTCAATTATGAGCAAAATGCAGATCATGCTTGGCATTGCGTCTATCATTAGACTGATTGGGTTTATCAAGGCAATCATTGATCTTATTCAAGGCGAACAGATTTGTACAGACCCCACTATCCCTCTCTCTGAAGACGACGTTAAAAACGTAATCAATCGGATGAGAGATCTCAGTCAAGACAATAATTCTTCTGTGAACCTATCTAGATCGATTGGACTTTCGCCAGTTACAGATATATCATTCGATGACGTTGGAAATGCAGTTGTCGTCACAAACACAATCACAAATCAATCTACCAAGATTCCCATGTGCCTTGGGGCGCTTAAAGATGCAGATCGTTCACAAATCAATGATTGGATTGAACAACTGGACGCCATAGACTAATAACAGTTATAATCTTATCGGTGTTAACACTATGCCAAATTTACCAGTCCGTCCTCCAAAACAGGGCCATGTAACACAGAAAATCGGGTTTGCAGACGTCCATGTAGCATCGGCTGAGTTTGTGGACGCTACCAAACCAATTTCTCCTGCTGTTGTCAAGGGCCTGGCAAATCCTGCGCTAGCCTATAAAGAACGGTATGGCAAATATGGCACTCGCCACACTTGGGAAGAAGCAGAATACGATCTTTGGGAACCTGGTGTTGTAGAAGATACAGAGTCTTATTTTAGGCAGTTCATTCGAAAGAAGAAAGGACTGGCCTTTAAAGAAGGCTATGAGTTCATTGGCCGAGACCCAACAACGCTCGAATATATCCATGACCGCATCATGTGGTTGGAAACCGCTCAGGGCAAATCTTTCCGTTTCTTATTTAAAGAGACGATGCATGAGCTGCTGCAGAAGTCTAACTGTTATTGGATTAAGGTCCGCAAGACCCAAGCCTCAAACGGCAAGCCTCGTAAAGTAGGAGGAGTCACTCTACAGCCTGTAGCTGGATATTTCATTGTTCCTGCAGAGACAATTCAAATCCGTCGCAAGAACGATGGTACTATTGTCAAAGCTCGTCAGGTTATGCCTAATGGGAAACGAGGCCCTGAGATAAACGGGCGCGATGTCGTCCACTTTACTCTGGACAAAAAGGTGGGACACCCGATTGGGACACCTATCGTAGAGCCTGTCAAGGATGATATCCGAACTCTTCGACGTATGGAAGAGCACGTAGACCTTTTAATCTACCAACATCTCTTCCCTCTATTCCAATATGTCGTCGGAACGAAAGAACGTCCTGCCATGGTTTATCCTGATGGCAGTAGCGAGATCGACGTTGTTCAGGCCAAAGTAGAATATCTACCACCAGAAGGTGTTATTGTCACTCCAGAGCGTCATGAAGTACGTCTAATTGGAGCAGATGGTAAGGCTCTTAAAGCTGAGGGTCTTCTCAAGTATTTTAAAGAACGTGTTTTCGGTGGTCTCGGTGCCTCTACTGTAGACTTTGGCGAAGGAGGGACATCCAACCGCGCCACGGCAAATACTTTGTCTGGCAATACAATTGACGACGTAAAAGACATCCAAGATGATCTTGAAATGCAGTTCGATTGGCAAGTCTTGCGCGAACTACTCCTAGAGGGTGGGTTCAGTTTTAATGCCATCCATAAAGACCATGAAGTAAAACTTCACTTCAAAGAGATCGATCTGGACTCCAAGATTGCTGTTGAGAACCATACTGCCCAAATGTATATGCAGTATCTCATCAATGAAGATGAGGGTAGACGAGCTATTGGTCGCCAACCTAAAGACCTTGATGATCGTGACTTCAGAGATAAGATGTTCTGGGATATGATCAAACAACCAGAGGATCTAATTGTAGCAGGTGATGAAGCTTACTTGGCTGTCGTGAAGGGTATGCCAAATACAGCCCTGGATGACAAAGATATAGAAGAGGGCGAGAAATTGAAGGACAAACAAGTTGAGCGTGAGACCAAGCAAAAGGTGGCTGTAGAAAAGGCGAAGCCTACTCCATTCGCTCCTAGTGCTGGTGCTCGTCAGGGTGCCAGTCGTAACCGCCCCTCTAATCAACATGGTACCCGTAATGGGCCAAAGACTGGGAAAACAAAGGATCTCGCATTTGATCTAGTAGACCAAGCATTTGCGAGCAAGAACTGGGCTAGCTTAGCTGAGAATGTAAGCAGAATTGTCTCTGATAATAAAGAGGTACGCGCACATACTATTAAGTCTATCACTAAGCTGCTAGATAAAATGGATAGCAAACTACAGAAGGCTACAGACCCACGGGCTATTCATGATATGTATTGTCCGCTGGTACTTCAAACTGTAGAAGACGCTTTCTCTCAAGAACCACCAAAAGACAACAGTGTGCAAATGAGAGACTCAGTAGAGTTTGCAGACTCCGTCCATACCAGACTATATGAGAAACATCTTTCTGGCACATGGTCTAATAAAGCTACTGTATATAGAGAATGGATTCCACCTAAACGCAATGCACTCGCCCTAGCATTCCCGGATTATCTAGAACAGAGTCAGTACACACTGCAAAAGATCTATAACTTCCATTATATAACTGGAGCAAAAACCCCACTGGTTCATGTAGATATCGAATCTGCTCCTGGTGAATATTCTGAGGTTCTGTTCTCAGGCCACCATTTCATTCAGGATGATAAGGGCAACAACTTTGTCATTCAACTAGACTTTAATGGATTTTGGCCAGGGCTCACAGTCCACTCCAAAGATACTGATCGTAAGTTGGCCAAGCAGATTATCAAAGAATTTGACGAATATACCAAGGATAATAACTTCTTACGAGGCCACCTGATCGATTTACATGGTTCTTTTGTTACTCCAGATCTCGTAACCTTTGAGGATGTAATCCTCAAGGACGACATAAAGAAAACTATTAAAAGTAGTGTCACTGGTTTCTTGAAGAAGCTGCCTATCTATGTCAAGAATAAGCAGCCAACCAAGCGTGGAATTCTATTAGAGGGACCTCCTGGTGTTGGGAAATCAATGATTTTTAAGGCGTTGTCTCAAGAAGTTAGTGATGACACTACATGTTTATGGGTTACCTCAGGAGATATTAGTCGACCAGCACATATTGCTTGGTTGTTCGAACAAGCACGAGATCTGTCTCCCTCTGTTATTTTCCTAGAAGATATTGACACACATGGTGGGGAACGAGCGCGTGATGCTCAGAATCCATATACAGGAGAACTTTTAAACCAACTTGATGGCATGAAAAGCAATTCTGGCATTGTGACATTGGCTAGTACTAACTTTGTGGGTCAGCTTGATAAAGCCCTCAGGGATCGTCCCGGTAGATTTGATATTAAGATTCATATGGATGCTCCAGACCTTCCAGAGGCCAAACAAATGCTCGAATTGTTCTTAGGCAATGTAATCGTTGATGAAACGCTAATAGACAGCATTGCCCAAGATGTAGTAGGATTAACGGGTGCTTACATCCGAGAGGTTGCTATGCGCGCCGTTTCAATGGCAATAGACTCTGATTCTGTTAATGATGATGATATTGCTATTGTTAGCAAGGAACACCTTGAAGAAGCAGTTGCAAGTATTAAAGAAGAGCGCACACAATATGCGGATAAGCATGAAGACTCTTTCGTGGACGATGAAAAGCGTGAACGTTGTGTAAAGAGAGTCAAGATCAGTTTGCGCGCACAACATCCCGAACTTCCTGAGAAGGAAATCATTGCTCGGGCTTATGCAATTTGTAACTCGAAATTCGGAGAAGACTAATATGGCACGTAAGATTGCACGGTTTTATGACGATCTGATTATTACTCCGCCTAAGTTTGTTAATTACTTAGACAAAGGTCAGAAACTCAAGATTACCGATAATGTCATGAGAGGCGTCAATCAGCTTAACGTAACAGTGGCTGCTACACATGCCTCTCGGATCACTCGTAACAATACGTTGTATTTGCCCACTAAGATGAAACAGGGTTTACCCAGTCTACTTAGCAGACAAGATGGAGGCACTTCTCCCAGCCCACCACCTGTCTTTATCAACCACAATAAATACGATCCAAATGGTGATCCAATTGGACGTGTCCGTGGGGCAGAATACATTGATCTTCAGAATTCTCTACTAGATTCAGCATTTGGTGATGTCATCCAAGATATGAATCTGGATCGTCCAGAACAACAGTTCTATCAGTTCATGGATGCTCTAGATCTACTAATGGCATCTGGTGCCCTATATAATAAAGAATTCAAGGGTAGTGGTTATATTCGCGCCATCCTGAATATCACAAACCAAGACTCTATTGAGAAGTTTCTTGATGGACGATATGTTACCGTGTCCACATCGTTTGCCTCTGACAAAGCAGTCTGTTCAATTTGTCGAGAAGATTGGGCTGATTTAGGTGAGCCTTGTGAACACAAACCTGGCCAGTGGTATGAAAAGGATGGAGAGAAGCACAAGTGCTTCCTGGTTCCTGGTAGTATGGAATATGAGGAGATCTCTGTCGCCCATCGTCCTGGAGATGAAGAAGCGATTGTCCTCTCCATGGAGAACACTAGCACAGCACCCAATGGCAGTATTTATACGGCTGCTGTATCTGATACATATGAACCCTATGAACTGAAGTGGCATGCCACATTCAATGACACTTTTGACCCAGAAGGAGGTCATACAATGAAGACTCGTGAAGAGATTTTAACTGCTCTGAAGGAGGTCTGGCCCAAGGATGCACAGGATCTATTCGAGAAGATCGATGATTCCATCAACGATGAAACTCTTCAAGAAGTCCATGGCCTGTTCCAGGATACAGAAGAAATCCCCGGTCTCGTAGAGCTAGCCAAACGTCTTGGTATTGAAGTACCAGACGATGTAGAAAATGTTGATCAGAATGCCGATGAAGATGGTTCTGATGATGATGAAGATGAAAATAATGCTTCTGATGCAGATCCCGATGCTGGCGCAGCCGACTTGACTGATGACGACAACAAGCTTACCTTTGATGATCTTCTAGATAAGATGGTTGAAGATACCGAGCTTACTGACGCTGAAGCTGATGTCATGTATGAGCTTATCAGCAAGGAAATTGACGGTATGATCTCTGACGATGTAGAGTGTACTCAGCTCGATCTGGCCACATCGGAAGTTGTAGAGGTTGTTCTAGCTGATGCAAAACTATCGTCCGAGCAGAGGAAGAAGCTGTCAAGCGGAACGTTCTGTGGTCCAGGTCGTAGCTTCCCAGTTCCAGATTGTGCTCACGTAACTGCAGCGAAACGTCTAATCGGTAAATACAAAGGTCCTGGCGACAAGAATAAGATCTTGGCTTGTGTAGATCGCAAGGCTCGGGCTATGGGTTGTGATTCCAAGAAGAAGGTCAAAGACACCGCCGATGAGGTTACTGTATTAGGTCTATTCCGTGACACTGTCAAGGATATGGAAAACACTGAGATCGTAGCAATCTATCAAGCTGTCGAATCTGCAGTTACAGAGCGGGATATTATTCCTGCTGTCGAGTGTGCTAATTGCAGTGATGTAGAGCAAAAGCTAGATCAAATGCGCGTTCAGCGCGATGAACTCAATGAAAATCTAGTAGCGACACGTGAAGAGCTTCATGATACGAAACGCGATGCTGAATCTTATATGGAGCAATGGGGAGACACTGTAACCGCATATCGTAAGCTTCTAGTAGAAAACGTTGCTTCGATGAAGAAGATGAACGGTTCTGAGGTCTCTTATCAAGATCTATGTGAGGAAATTGTAGATAAAACCCGTTCTGAACTAGAAAATGATTACAATGACTTGCATGGTAATTTTAACTTTGATACTATTAGTGTCGGATCTAACCAGGAGCTTCCTGAGCAACTAAATGATCCAACTTTGACAGTTCAGGATGAAAACGTCAATCATGGCGAGTTTGATCCGGACTTGGTTCCGATGATCGTTAAACGGTATCAGGACCTTTTGGAAAAAAGCAAAGCCGAAGCAGAAGGGTATCTACTCAATATGACAAGCAGAAAATTTATCCCTACTGACTTCGATATCACAGAACATCTCTCGCAAGAGGATGAGAACTAAGGAGGAAGTGTTCCATGGCAACTGTTCAACCAGCCGCTAATCACCGCACTTGGGATCACGTAGGGAACCTTGTTCCGAACTTCGAACACTCCGAAGGCCAACGGCCACATATCCATGGCGCTCCTGCTAACTGGCTACCCGTTGCTTACTATGATAAGTGGTATGAGACTTATATCACCATCATGGCTGGCAAGCTAGTTGCTCTGGACCGTATTGAGGAGATTGTGCCAGCTGGTCTGAAGGTGGCATGGGCAGCTGCAGGTGGTGGGGCAACCATCCTAACCTATACTGCCAACGATGTTGCGGAACTAGTTATTGACCTGACTACTGGAAGTCCTGTTACAGCAGCGACTTCTTATACTAAAGCCCAGGTCACTGCAGCTCTACAGGCTCGCGGTTTCATTACAACTCTAGAAGATTGTGACGACTTTATTTCTCGTCCAATCGGCGTTGCTGCTCACTGCATGTACTCGTGGGCATTTTATGGCAACAATGATAACTCGGCGCTAAGTCGACGTAACTTTGCTATTGATGCGAAGTTCCATAACTTCTATATGCAACACAAGACTGCTATCCTGTGTGACTACGCTCTGCGTCTCCCACACGTTCCTGCAGTCCAGAGCGCTGAAACTTTGCCTGCTGCCCTAACTGGTAGCACTCTGGCTTTCGGGTCTGGCAACCTATTCAGCGGAGCTAATACTATTGCTGCAACTCGTTATTCTTCGATCACCAATACCAACTTTGTAGCATATGCTGCAACTGCTTGGCCGGTGGCAAAGGATACCACTTATACACCAGTTAGTGCCGACAATGCTAGTTTGCTAGTGCGACGTCGGTCGGGCCCAGATGCTCTTTCTACAACTGGTGACTACTACATTGATTATGAAGCTGGTGTTTACTTCTTCTACGTCAATGGTGGTGCAACAGTTCCCGCACATGTTAGTGGAACCAATGTTACTTTCTATAGCTATACAAGTGCCCCTGCTACAGTGAGCAACTATGTCTCTGCTGTTGGCGATATCAAGCCTGGTGACTTTGTTGAGTGCGATGCAGACTCTAACTTTGTTGTGGCTACTAACACTACATTCCGTGATATTATGGGACAGGCTCTTACTTCGGTACGCCATCCCCGCGACTTCCTGGACAGGGTTAAAACAGCTTGGGATAACTTCGGTGTCCTAGACCAGATGCCAGGTACTGCTTCGGCAGGCTATCCTGACAACCTAACCTATGCTGGTGCATCCGACAAGGAAATCGTCATCAACCTGATCAGCCGATAAGGAGGCAAAGAAATGGCTTTTAAGATTCAAGACATAGCCCATCTCAAATCGGTCTTCGCAGACGGCGGTTACGATCCAGTTTCTGGTGAGTTCACCAAGTTCGAGGACGTAATGAACACCTCCAACGCTGGTCCTCTACTTCCAAAGGTTATCACTCAGGTAATCAAGGAAAGCCAGGAGCCTCTACTTGTAGGTGTCAATCTGCTAGATCGTCTGGAGTTCCGCTTTGGACAGCAAATCGTATTCCCAGCAATTGGTGCTGTCGTCGCAGAGGACATCGCTGAGGGCGAAGAGTACCCAGAAGTCCAACCACAGATTGGTGGGGCAACTGTCACAGCTCAGATCGGTAAATCCGGTCTGGCATTCGGTTTCACCGAGGAAATGATTCGGTATTCCAACTGGAATCTGATGAATATCTGGATGCGTGAAGCTGGTAAGGCAATGGCTCGCCATAAAGAGTGGAAGATCTTCAAGCATATCCTGAGCTTGGGTACTCTAGTATTCGACAACCTTAGCCCAACTTCTACCCACAAGGGTGTTACTCATGGTCGAGACCTAGAGGGCAATCCAAATGGTGCCATGATTATGGATGACCTGTTCGAGATGTATGCTCAGATTCTCCATAATGGTTACGTGCCTAATGCTCTGCTTATGCACCCCCTAACTTGGCTAATGTGGGTCCAGGACCCAACCATGCGTCGTTTCGCACTGAACTCTGGTGGAGGCACCATGTTCTATGGTTGGCAGGGTCAGGTCAACAAGCAAACTCCATGGTCCAATGGTGGTCAGGGCAACCTGGGCATGGGCATGGGACGCAATGCTGTTCCTGCTAGCGCTACCTCTGGTGAAAGCGCTACTCCACTAACTGGTTATGATCAGACTATGACCTCGGCTCCTAGCACCCCAAGCTACTGGCCATGGCCAATGACTATCCATGTCAGCCCGTTCATGCCATTCGATCCAGACACAATGCTAACTGACGTCATCATGTTCACCCAAGGTGAGCTAGGCGCTCTTATCGTTGATGAAGATCTAATGACTGACGAGTGGACTGATCCTAAGGTTGATGTCCGTAAGATCAAGCTGCGGGAACGTTATACCATTGGTATCTACAGTGAGGGCCAAGCCATTTCTATTGCTAAGAATATCAAGGTTGTTCCTAACCAGATCGTACTGCCTGCTCAGACTAACATCTCGGTTAGCGGTGCAGTTGGCATCATTCCACCTAACCAGCCTGTAGTCTAGTCCCGACAGGTTGTTGGGCTGGCCTCACGTAGGCTATAATCACGGGGTAGGGGCTAGTGCTCCTACCCCGTTTTTTGTTTACTGCCTAAAAAGAAAGGATAATGGCGTGGAGGCTCAAAGAAAACATTATAATGGTTTTGGAAATCAAGAAGTTATTTTTACACCACTAGATCTTGGTAAACGTGATGACCGTAAAGGATTGCATCATGGCGATGCTACTCTCAAAGGTGACCTGAAGGTCAAGACTATAGAAAAAGATGGTGTTGAAGAAACAGAAATGGTTATCATGTTTGGTGGTCAGCCTCTTCCAACAGATGCTGAAATTGCAGAGATGAAACGACAGAACGCTATCCAACGTAAATGGTATAATAGAGCACGTAATTGGCTCCGGAAACAATTTTGTCGAGTCCTTGGTTGGCTTGGTATTGGAGGCTAGGTGACAGCACCTACTGTTGATAGTGTATATCCGTCTAATGGTGCCACAGGCATACCTATCGGTGCGACTGTGTTTGCTATCTTTGATCAAGAAATTGATCCAGAGAAAGTAGAGGGAGCCTTCTTCGTGATTGGTCCAGATCATAGTCTTTGGACAGGACCGGATCAGGTAAGATGGAACAAACTATTGACCCCAGAACCACAGGAGTTTCTAGACTCCCCTGGTTATCACGGTATTGTACAAGGAGAATGGTCTGTCGAGAAAATTGATGATGATGGTAATTCAGTATCCGCACCATCATATTCTCCAGGTGGAGGTTATCGTAGTAAAGCAATCTTCACTCCAACTAATTTCATGGCAGCATTGACAGACTTTACTGTATTTTTAGCAGGTCAAGAGGCGGGATTCCCATCTAGTAGAGGTATTCGTAGTAGAACTATTTGGGATACTCAACTAGGTTCTAATCTTGGTGACGGCAATGTGGTTACTGGTGGTAGTTATACAGGGACAGCTAATGTTACTGCTGTAATTGAAATCACCAAAACTGGTGGTGTTGGTGTGGCAGAATACGATTGGTATTGGCAGAACACACCATCTATTCGACATAGTGGCATATGTTCTAGTCAAGACAGACCATTAGATTCAGGGGTTGAGTTTTATTTCACAGGAACAGATTTTAGATTAGGAGATACTTATACTATTGCTCTGACACCAGCAGAGGTTATGGATGCCATTTATACTTATGAGTTTACTACAGGTAGTGGATCTATTGAGACTATTCCTAGTACAACATCTACATCTCCAACTGGTGATCCTGCCCCAAACATTCCACCATTTATCACAGAGCCTTTTGGTGTAGATGAAATATCTCCTGAACATAGAGCAATCAATGTTCCTCTTGGTCGAAAAGAAATCGTTGTAACGTTCAACAAGGCTATTGATCCAGACACTATTACTCAAGAATCAGTACGTGTCTTTGCCGAATCGGTCCTAGGCTCCTATGATGGAGAGGAGGATTCTGCTCCAGGCGAAATTGCGAAAGCACTAGAGGTCAGTGGATCTACATTAACAATTACTATTTAGGAGGTAACCATGAGTAATGGTCAACCTTTTGCGAGTGCCCGATTAGATCGCATCTTAAAAAACGCAGCTGGTGAAGTCCTACGCATTGATACTGTGTCTATCTCTGGGTATCTCATCCGAAAAAACGCATACTCTTATCGTAGAGAACTTACCACCAGCAATGGATTCCCAGTTAGAGATTGGGGAGCCTGGATCTTTCATAGTAGTAACGGAAGACAACTTGCCAGTAGCAACTTCTATATGGGTGGCGCTCGTGTTGTCGCTGAAATTGAAGTGCTTGATGGGTTCCTAAACATTGATACTACTAATTTCGACTGGTTTGAGTTTGATGCTGGTGGAACTACAGTGCGTATTGATATGTCTGATCTTCCCAATGTAGGAGATACAGTCTAGGAGTAATTATGGGAATGGACATTCCAAAACATATTAAGGAGCATGCAGTTCTTGGCCCATTTGCATTGGCTGCTGGACTGGCTGCTCACTTAGCTGATCTGGCAAACCCACATCAGGTTACTGCTGCACAACTTGGCCTTACAGCACCAATGGATTATAAGGGAGCTATTGGTTTGCCAGCAGACTTCCCTACTTTGGCTGCAGTGAATAATGGCGATTTTTATACCATTACGGCAAATGTCACTGATAATGATGCCACTAGAACCAACACGGGTCAGAATTTCTCTCAGTATGATGAAATCGTATGGAACGGAGCGACCTGGGATAATCTAGGTAATAGCGGTGGTGTCGTCGCTAATACCTGGTTCGTAGCTAAGTCAGGTGCTGATACCAATAACGGTATGACTCCTGGTAGTGCCTTTCTCACTATTGGAGCTGCGATTGCTGCATCTAGCGCCGGGGAATGCATCAAAGTATATTGTGGTGAATACACAGAAGATCTAACTATCAAAGCTGGCATTTATATTGATGCACGTAACTGTATGATTACCGGTTCACATACAATTGAGGCTGCTGCTGCCTTGTATGTTTACAACTTAGTGGCCTCTGGTGGGGACTGTATTACTGGAGAAGGAAATGTCTTTTGTGATCATATTGCACTAGCTACTGGGTCGGACGATCTATTTGTTACTAGTGGCGGTTCTTTAAATATTGATTGTTCATATATGGTTTGTGAAGACGGTATCGCTTTGAATAATGCTGATGGAAATGGTATTACAGCTACCTATGAAGGCATCTATATTAGTGGAACCGGTATAGCGATGAATAGTGATGCTGGTACGACCTATGCTAAAGGTGGGTGGATTACAGATGATGGCTCCGGCACTGCTCTGGCTGGAGACAATGTTGCAAAGTTCTATTGTTCTTGCACTCGAATCAATTGTGCTACGGTTTGGGATATTGATGCAACCAGTATATTAAAAATTGATGCTCCTGAAATTACAGGAACAAGAACAGAAGCTGCTGGCAGTATCGTTGTTGCTAATAGTTGGTCTCGACGAGAAGTAGATGTCGCTTCTTATGATACAGTACCAACTGATAACGTGCTCGGCGTTACTAGAACAGCAACAGGTGCTTGTGCAATTGAATTACAAACTGCTGATATGTGGCCCGGTAGAAAGATTGAAATTGTTGATGAAGGTGGAAATGCCGGAACCAACAACATCACTGTTTCTACAGAAGGCGCTGAAACTATTGCTGGACAAGACACTCTAGTTATTGACGATGATTATAATGTAGTATGTCTATATTCTGACGGCTCAAATTGGTTTGTCGGATAAAAGGAGAACGACATGACATGGATTTCTAAAGTTTCCGGACTAGCAAAATCGGCCCTTCCCACTGCAGTGGCTGATGGTGAGTCCGCAAATATACTTGTAGACCTATACGGGCGTATTCGGCTGGCTGTTGAAGACGCTGCGGCGAATGCTCTTCGTATCATGGAGATTAACCCACTATCATCTCACCATGTAGAAGAGACCCTGTTAGACCTAACCAACATCGCAACTAATACTACTGGCTATGCTTATCTTGATATGGACGGATTCAGATATTTCTCCTTACAGATGGAGACATCGGGGACAGCTCCTACAGATGTTTTAACTATAACTGTAGAGGGTTCTAACCAAGATGATGGGACTGCACCCGCGTCTTGTACATACCAGGATGTAACGAACGGACGGTTTGGTGTGGCTAGTTGGGTAGATACAGATGCATTTGCTATCTGTGACACAGCGTGTCCTTTCAAATATGTGCGTGTGAAGTATGTGACCAGTAATGATGCTGGTAATGACTGCGACCTAACCGTATACGCCAAGAGGATGTACTAAGTCATGGGTACCCGCCTCACATCGGCTGCAGATGCAGCCTCTACCGAACGGATCCCTAAGTTTTCTGGGGTGATCCATTATGTTAATGGGACATCTGGAAGTGACACAATTTGGAGTAGGAACGTCTGGAGCTATTCATTGGCGCTGTCACTGGAAGCCCCTTAATGATGATGGTTTTGTAACAAGCGTATAGGAGTAATCATGGCAGACAAAGAAGTCATTGATAATGTTCTAAAAGACAAGGAGCTTGCTGACTTGCAGGCCGAGAAAGAGACCTCTGACAATACACCGAGAGCACTGTCTCCCGCTGAGGTCGAATCAACTATTCCCCTTCTCAAAGAAATTGAGAAGAATAATGGATACCATGGTATCGCGCGACTAGTAGGTATCTCCCACAAGAGAGTACGTCTGATCCACGAGCGCGTAAAAGCCAAGATCTCTGATCTTACCAAAGATGTTAAACCCATTGGAGATGGCAAAGATCTAGGTTTGGAGATTGTTGAGAAGTAATGAGTTTACTAACTGCCAGTCAAGCAGCCGAACGAGCACGAGGGTGTGTCTGGGCCTCACGCTTCGAGAACGCCGCCCAGGTCATCGCGGACGGCGGAACCATCACGGGTGCGCCCGTCATCGACCACGGCGTCACGTTGGAC